TGACAATGGTTTCGGCGTCGAAACAGGAAAGTTGCGCGTCCCAAAAGGATTCATAAGCAGCGCTCAATGTGCTCACAAAAGTAATGCCGGGATTTTGGTATAGCGCTTTGACCCGGCGTTGCGCTGGTCACCCGGTTAGGGGTATGACATCGAAATTAGTTTCTATCCAGATCCTGACTACCGCCTCGCCAAACTTGAAACCGTGCGGCGAAAATATGACCCGGCTCGGTCCCGAGATTTCGACCGACTGACATCGCACCGCCTCGCCGTCGTCGCCCAAAATGACAACAGGGAGACAATCGCTCGTCTCCCTGATGGCATCGCGATTAACGAAAATCTTATGCGTAACTAGTGTCGATGAGTTCACCGGCAGTGGCGTCGATGATTTTTTCGACAGTGTTCTGACGCACGCGCACGATATCGGACCGGCGTTCTTCGCTCCGGTAGGTCTCAGGCACCAGGAATCCGCCTTCTTTGTTCCAGAAGAACGTGCGGCCAGCGCCGCCGGACATCGGGTCACCGCTCTCGACATATCCAACCCACACTTCGAGATCGGACCAAATTGAGCCAGCAACATAAGCCTGGCCTTTCTTGGCAGTGTTCTTTGGGAATTTTCCAACGAGGCACTGCTTGATGCCGTCGTCAACGAAGATGCTGGCAAACTGCGAAGCGTTCGCGAGAACAGCCGCATCGGTGGATTTCGAGCCACGGATATAACTGATCACGTCAGCCGTCCGGCGAGTCCGGAGCCAAACGTTCTTCGACATGATGATCGTGTTGGGAATGACACCCTTGTCATTGCAACGACCAATCGCGTCGGTGATATCCTTGATAACCTTGATGGTCGCAAGGTTCGCTTCAGTGTAGGCCACGGCTGCCGCGGTATGGTTCCAAACGGCGGTGTCTTGCATCGCAGTAGCAACGCGGACTTCGTGGCCGATCTGGACCTGGCGGCGGATGAACTGCGCGGCCTTCACTTCGGCGGCGAAATATCGAGCGACATCCTCTTTGTAGGTGTCGTCAACGACTTCTTCCAAGCCGCGATCTAAGCAAAGAAGATTGTCGTTTTCATACGCGCGGATGATGCGGTTGTAGCCAGCACCGGGCTGACGGACCTGCGCGTCATCGTTGAGTAGTTCGCCCTTGGCCAGCCTGAACTTGGGATATTGGCCGGTCTTATTGTCGGACGGGGTTTCCGGCAACACCTTGAGGCCGATAAACATTTCATCGGCGCGCGCGGCTTCCTCGACCAGTGTCCGGAGGTCGGCCCTTAATACTGCACCTGAATCTGAAAATGCCATATGTTACTTTTTCCTTTTGGGGTTACCGAAGCGGAAGCATGATGATGATGTCGCCAACGGCAGTTGACGCTTCGAGCGCCACGCCAAGTGCTACGAGCATACCGGCAACGTTTGTGACCTGACCGGACGCAGCCGGGTAAAGTTTATCGCCTTTGGCGATGTTGTTGACGCTGGCAGTAACGAACTGGTCACCGTCAGAAGTCCACAGTCGAACGGTGACATAGCCAGATGCGGCAACGTCTTCCTGTGTCACGCCAATGCTCCCGAGTGCCGCGGCTCCCGCTTGCACAAGGCCAGCGGCAGTCAGGTCAACGCGGACAGCTTTTGCGATGGCGACCGCAGTCGCCTGAAATGTCCTGAATCCTGTTTCGTTTTGTGCGCTCACAGATTACCTCCGGTTTTCTTCCAGATGGCGAATGCCTCGGGAAATTCTTTCACGCTCGCCTCGATGGCAGCGCTCTTGGTCATGCCAGCGGCGACCTTGGCTTTCACGCATTCAGGAAAGTCCACAACCTTGCCGGTATCGGCGTCACCCGCCTTGATCGATTGCACGCCAGCTTTCGCAATGACGGCGGCGACCTCGGAAGCGGCCACGATCTTCGCTTCAGCCTTCGCAGCGTCGATGATCGCGGTGCGGTCAGCGGCGGACACAACGGCTTCAACTTTGCGAGCGTCGAGCGCGGCAATCTTGGCATCCTGCGCGGCGAATAGCGCTTTAACCTCCGAAGCCAGTGCGGAGAATCCCTCATTTTGAGCGGTCAAGGTCGCGTTGGCTTTCGCCAGTGCGAGAATCTTGGCTTCCGCATCAGTGGCAGTAGCCCCGAGCGCTTGAAGCGTTTCGTCGGAAAGTTTAATCGTAATCATACAAAATTTTCTCTCAACGGTTCGGCTCCTTGTGATTCGTAACGGACGGTGTCAACACCCTTTTTTACCATGCGATTCTTTTCCACGGCTTAAGCTTTCCGCCAGTGATTGTCTTGGTGTGAGCACCTATCGTGGACTTAACAGCAACGACGTTCGCCGCGGCTTCTGCGTGCCTGTTTCGGCTCTCGCGTGCAAACTGCTCGGCCTCGCGCTTTTTCTTCGCTTCGCCGCAGTCCACGATCTCTTGAAAGAGATTCTTGACAAGCCAATGCCAGATGCCGCCGCCGGCCCATGTCTCGATGTGGTAACTGCCCCGAGGCCTGCTCACGCGTTGCACTCCTTCATCAGTTGAGCGAGGCTCATATTTTTATCGACTAATCCGACCTTCATCGCACTTGACCCCGTGTAGAATCGCCCGGTCTTCGCGTCGTCACTGAGCGGTTTTCCTCGGCCAGCTTCAACGGCGGCAACAAAGTTCGCGAAAGTCTCAGCCATGATATCGTTGAGCACTCCTAAATGGCTTCCTGTGATCGGCGTGGCGCCTATGCCTTTGTTCTCGCCAGTCGTTAGAATGGTGGAATCCGCGCCCTTGTTTTTGTCAGCTCGCGTGGTGTCAACAATCTTCGCGATAACACCGATGCTGCCGACCTGCGCGTCCCGGGTAGAGATGACCTCGTCCGCCTGGCTGCCAATCCAGTAAGCCGCTGAACACATCTGGCCGGAAGTATAGGCGATGACTCGTTTCTTGCTCGACTTCACGCCGTCAGCAATCAACTGCGCGGTCGCATCGCAGCCGACCACATCGCCGCCAGGGGAATCAATCGCGAGTAACACGGTCTTTGCATCGCTCGCCATCGCCTTTTCGAATCTGGCTTGGATGCTGCCGTAAGATGTCGCGCCCATGAATCGCTGCAGGAAGTTTGTGGACCGCATCAGTAGGCCGCGGATCGGCACCACTGCGACGTTGTCCTCGCTTTCGTCGTCTGGCTGTGCGTTGCCAGGCTTCGCGCTTAATTGGCTCAATGACAGCAGGCCGACCAGTGACTGCACGACCGGGCTGACCGCGCTATCATCAATAATTCGTAATCCCCAAATGATCGAGGCGGCGGATTCCATGTCCGGAGTTAATGCCCACGGCTGACTAAGTGCCTGGCGCCCGAGATTGGCTAAAAGCTGATCGATCATGGTTCCTCCTGTTGCTGTGGCGCCGGCGGTTGCTGTTTCGGCGGTTCCTTCAGCATCTCAACCGGCACGCCGAATTCCTTCGCGGTCGCGAGCACGGCCTGCGCAAATCGCGCCTTTTTCTTCAGCGTCCGGAATGCGTTACGGCCGCGTTCGGCGCTCAGGTCAACTTCAGAAGTGACGCAGGCCGCGAGTTCGTCGAGGTCAGCCTTGCTCTCGCGGCCTACGTCAATAGAAGGATGGGAGGGTCGATTGAATTCGAATTTATACCAGTAGGGATTGAACGGTAATCGTTTGGATTCCATCATCGCCCATGTAATCACCCATGCGCAGAGCGGATTCAGGAACGTGCGCTCAAGTTGCTCAATCTCAGCCTGAAAGGTTTTCTCAGCCTGTTTCGATTCAAGGCGCACTGACGGTCCCGTTAGTCCGAGCAGCGACCAAACGAAACCCACCGGAAGCTCGAGCGAGACGGCGATGTCGCGGATGAGAAATTCGAGGAAGCCTTGAAACGTTGGCGATGGCCGATTGCTCTGGAAGCTGGACGCGTCCTCACCTGGTAACAGATATTTTATCAGACCGTCCTGCACTTCTTCACTGTAATTGTTGCCGGTCTCGTCAGTTTTCGGCCCGAACAAGTTGACCGAAGACACCGGCTTGCCGCCGGCGAAGCGCTTGATGAGCACTGCCCATTTACCAGCCACTTTCACTGCCTTCTTTTCGGCAGCGATGATCTCCTTGATGTCGCGCATGTGGTTCAGCGCACCACGCTCGAAAGCCGTGACACCGCGGATGCCATCGAATCTGGATTTCTCCTTCAGGAAAATGAACGAGGACGCCTCGATCTCACGAGGGTTCTCGAAACCCATGTAAAGCTGGCGTTCCCAGACCTTGAACGAGAGCGGCCGACCAGTGCGCCCCACCTTCACACCACCAATGAAAGTTTTGTCGAAATCAGAATTGAACGGGAACGGATTAGCGCGGATGCGGTCGGCTTCGATGGCTTGGATCTGCGGGAAGCCATTATCGAGAGTCTTAATGAAGCCCACATCGCCGTCGCGCTTCTTTGATTTGATGCCCATCTTGGCCATACCGGCCAGATTGTTTTCGCCGGATACGTCGATGGTTTCGAAAAGCTGACGGACGGTTTCCTCGGCCAGTTCATCCCAGTCCGGGTTGCCGGTGTTGAAATCGACTTCACAGGAACCGACGCAATAGTTCGCGTATTTGCCGAGGATATTGGAAGCGATACCGAACGTCTGACAGAGTGCGCGAGCCTCGGCCATCATCTTCTCGCGGTTGCCGTAGTTGTATTCCTGATCGTTGGAAACAAGCGACGAGCTTGGCCGCGCGCGACTGAGCGAGGTTTCCCAACCCTCGGTGCGATTGTTCGAAGCTAAAAAGTTGACGGCTTTGGTTGCGAACCAACTGCGAATACTCACAGCGGACCTCCACTGCAGTCGGCGACTGTATCCTCGGTCAATGACCCGTTCAGCACGCCGATGGCGTAGTTAATCGCCGCCAGGTGATGCATGAGGTCGGAAAACATGACGCCACCACGCGTGCGACCCCCGGGTAAGCCGAAGGTTTGGCCGGCGGCTAACAGCCGCGTGCGTTCGGCCTCAGCCTCGGTCTTCATTGTTGCCAAGGTTGCGCTATCGAAATGAACGTAATCTGTAAGGCCGACCGCCATCTGTGGCGGGGCCTTGAATTACGTAATCCCCTTTGGCAAGATAAAATAGGTGCGGCGGGTGCCCATCCGAGTTTTCTTTTTACCCGCTGGTCCCGCCGCTACACCGAATACCAGACCGGTCAGTGTAAAAGACAACCCCACGGCGTGAACGGATCAACCAAGGGGTCAATAACCACTGCGGCCACGTCAGTTACCTGAGTGCATATTTACGCCGTAGGGCCATTTCCGTCGAGTGCAACTTTCTCCTCAAGCTGAATGAACCCATTGCTTGGCTTCATGTTTGTCAGCTTGGCGAACTCGATCTCCATCTTGACGGTTGTCAGGATTTTTCCAGTTGCGTTGACGATGGCGTTAAGGGTTGATGGACCTGTTTTCTTGGCCCGAAGGTTTTCGATTTCCTCCGCTAGAATCGAGCGGATATCGTTCATGTTTTTGATTTGCATATTTTCCTAATGTTCGTTTCGCGATCAGTATCTGTCTTTTCAAAACTCAGGTGGAAAATCTTTAGGGCCCAATGCGCTCCCGTGTGACAATAGTCCCCTGACGTATTTTTCATTCAGTGACGCAACCCGAAGGCGTCTGCGCTCCGCCATTCCCTCATAAATTGGTCCATTTTTTATCCGCTGGAACCATTCAGCTTGCTTGGCTTTTCTGCGCTGTAGAACGTCTTCTGGCTTCGCATCGTGCTTATGTTTGAGTTGGTTTTCAGCTTGCGCCCGACTTCTATTTTCGGTGCGGCATTCAATGGAGCATGTCCCGCAGTTTTTATCTTTGATGAACCAATTCGCGCAGATTTTGCAGCTTCCAATGATCCAATCCCGAATATGTCGGCGCGCCCTTTTTCTTAGCCGAGCAGTAGCCAAGCACTGCAAATAGGCACACCTAGGGCTGCATGATTTTTTAATCGAAGGCTTCTGAATAAATTGGTTCCCGCAGTCACATGTTGCTAGAACTGGCCGTTTTTTGGTCCGCTCCCTGAGAGTCCTGAGACGGATGCGAGAAGCCTTACCCTTGTCGGATTGCTGATATTTCCTGTGATACTCATTATACCGCACCTTGTTTCGTGCCCGATAGGCTTTCCAATAAGCCCTCATATGCGCTCGACCCTTCTCTGTCTGTTTCCAGTTCATTCCTTCCTCTCTCCCGCCTCGCCCACCACCGTCACGCCGCCGGCATCCGCCGCAACCAGTTGCTCCAGCTCGCAGTCGAGCCAATCGTCAGGCACGCCGGCGCGCTTGATCCATTCCGACGACATCGAGCCGTTCGATTTCTTTTCGGTGCGCCGTTCGTTGCTCGTCATTTCCTTCAACCAATCTTCGCCGATGTCATCCGGCAGCAACCAGAGCGGCCCGCGGCCTTTACAGATGTGGAGCAATAATCTGTCCCGGTAGGTGTTGTGCTTCCATAGGATCAGCGGCAGTGTCGCCCTGCCCTGCCCCTGCTTGCCTAACGACGGGTCAACGTCAGTCATCTTCCAAGCGATGCGCCGCGGCGATTTGTCAACGTAAACGGTGAAGTAATCCCCGGCATCGCCCTTCATCGGCTGCCAGCTGTATTCGACGCAGGCCTTGTATGTATCGCTCGTGCCCGGGCCCCAGCCAGAATCAATAAAGACACAGCCGTCATTGATGCCGAACTGATGCTGGATGTCGCGCAGGTCATCGTAACTCCGGCACATGCCGTAATCGAGTAGCCGCGAGTCAGCGTTTTCTTTCCATTGACGCGCAACCCATTTGATGAACCCGCCCTGTGCGGCCTGGACGTCCGCCGTCAGGATGGATGCAATCTCAACTGGCTCAAGCCACAACGTCCCGCGCGAATACGGCATGTGAATCTTGCCGCCACATTGCCTCAACAACTCATGATCTTTTGGCCGGTCGCCGCGTTCTTCCCATGGTTCGCCCAGCGTCTCGGTCACAAAAGCTTTCAGCGGCTCAATATTCCCCAGTCGATACGCCGCGGTCGCTTTCAGGAATTCAACGTAAATCTCGCCGATGTCGCATGATTCCCACAGCATCAGTAACGCATTCCAGTGAAAGCTGACGTAACCCTCGCGCGCCTTTGGATTGTAGGCGACCGGGTGTAATGTCTTGATGAGCTTGCGCTTCTCGACGTTGCTAAATCGTTCCTCGCATTTCTCGCACTCGATCCGCACCGCTTTGCGCACGGCATCGTAGTCCCAGGTTCCGAACGGTCGCGTTGTTTCGTTCTCGTCGACCACTAGCCCCCCGTGGTCGCGGTCGGACGGGAATAGCACAGAAGCTTTGCGGCCGAACCGGAGCGGCTGCGAATGGTTGCACTTCGGACAATGGAAATGCGGAATGATTTGGTTGCCCTCAAGGTAGTCGGTGTGCAGTTCGTCATCCTTGACGCCGGCGGTGCCCATCGAAATCTCGATCGCGTTATGGAATGTCCGGGTGCGTTTCCGCAGCATGTCGATGCTGCCGCGTTTCCATTCTCGCCGCTCATCGCAATAGATGCGTCGGACTGGATCGGACTGTAACCCGATGCGCGAATTGGCCCCACGGAGCATCAGGTTCATCGAATCCAACTGGATCAGCCGCTTTGACCTGCGATTGCGGTCCTTCGGCAGCAGACTAGCTGTCAATGCGCAGTTCTCGATCGCCGGGAAGATTCGCTTTTGCGCCGTCTCTTCGCAGCTCTCTTTGCTGGCAGAGACCCACATGGCCGGCCCAGGATCTTCGGCGATGTCATGCAGTAGCGAGTTCAGCGCCGTCTGGGTTTTCATCGACTGCGCGGACACCATCAGCGTTATCCGCCGCGTCCGCGGGTTCTGTTTCGCGTCCGAATACCAACGCAACATCGGCGCGAACTTGGTTGAGAACTTCTTGCCAGGCGCCGCCGAGGTATTATCCAGCTCAATGTTGGCCTCCCACCATTGCCACATCGGGAGGTTCGACGGCGGCGCCAGGTTGGACCGAAAATGCTGTTCGCAGATGGTCATTGCACCCACCTTCTGCCGCATCGTCGACAGTGCCATGCCTCCATTGACACGCCGGACAATCGGAACACGCTCAACGGGTGCCAATGCTTTCGGTGAGCGTAGAGGCAGGACAATTCCTGAAACCATCGACGAAAGCGAAATCTCACGGTGTCACCTCCGCCCCGCACTTAGGACACAAGCACTTAGCCCATTCACTCTTTTCTAATTCAGTCAATGCCTCGAAAATCGCTTTCCGCAATTCCTGCTCCACTTCTACGGCGTCGTCCTCAATGGCCAGGCTCTGCGCGTGCGCCGTTGGGATTGCCAGTAACCGCGCCTTGATGCCGACCACCCCCCGCGTAATGGTCCGCCGCATCTCGGCTGCCGGCACGAACTCACGCCGTTTGCAGGCCAAATCAAACTCAGCCTCTTCACACTGGATCTGGAGCCGACGCACCTTCAGTGAGGCAATGTCTGGAGTGTCCGCCGCCTTCAGGTTCGAGTCCGCCACGAACTTGCGCCAGGCTTCCACGTCGATTTTGCCATTAGAGCGTGCGGCTGGTGCCCCCGGCAGTTTTGACCACGTGTTGACAGATCGCCTCGTAACGCCTAACTGCGCCGCCAATTCTACCTGATTGGCCACAAGTCCCGAACTGAGTGGGAAGGCGTTTTTTTTATTTTTCATGCGGGTAAGGTGCCCACAATGGAAACGTGCGGCTTGGGGGCAGGCCAAAAGATTCCTTACTTTTCCTATTAGCACCCATGGAGCCTATTGGTATCACCCAAGGAGTTACTATCATCACCGCAGTTTTCATTTGAGGAGTTGAGGCGTCACAGGGCGGTATCGTTACTATCATCATCATCCCTTTAGGGTGATGATAGTAGATAACCGCCCCCTGATGAGCACTATCACCAATTGGAATTATTCCATTTGATAGTGATGATAGTGACTCGGATTTGGGGGTTACTATCAATTGAATGATAGTGATGATGATAGTGATGATAGGGAACATATTGCCTACCTCAGAACGACTGCACGACCACTGCTTTACGGTAGCCCTTGACGTTGCCTTCGACGGTCACTTCCTCAATGACCTTGTCCTTGGATAGCTGCTTGCGGTAGCGGTCGAAGGTCGCGGACCCACAGCCAAGGGAACTGACCGCCTTCTCGGACCATGCAGCATGAGTCAAGGACTGGTCGCCGAGCACGTCGAGAAACTGGCCGGCGGTGAACTTCCTGGCATTCGGCTGCTTGAACTTGGCAGGGTCAAGCTTGCCGTCTCTGGCCATGAGCGGGAACTGCCAGCGGACTACGAACGGCTCGACGTAGGGGAAATTGCGCGTCGTGAACTCGATAATGAATGCGCCGTCCTCCTCGTGGCGTGTGATGCTCATGATGGTATCAGGGTCACGAGCGAAGACGCCTGAGCCAGAAATGCGGTCAATCGCCTCTTTACCGGCCTGGTTACCCTTCGAGAAGTGAGCGCCAAACGCGACGGCGGCTTTCGAATGCGTTGCCAACCCGTCGATCGCGTTGAGCATCTGGGTTATATCGGTCGCCTTATTCTCGTCGGCGCCACCAAGCAGCTTATAGAGCGGATCGAGGACGATCAGTGAATACTCTTGCTTTTTGATATTTCGGAGCGTGGCGTCAACCATCTCGGCATATGGCGTGACGTGGCCGCGCAATGGCCAGACTTCGAGCCAACCCTTCTTTAGCTCGATTTTGCGAGCTTCGGTGACTAACTGCAGACGCTTAGCGAAATGCGCGTCATCGATCTCGAAATTGAGATACAGGACGCGACCTTGTGCGCATGGATGCCCAAGCCAATCTGCGCCGGCAGCCATGCTGATGGCCAAATCCATCAGGCACCATGTCTTGTTGGTTTTGCTGCCACCTCCAAGCGCCATCTTGTGACCGCGATGAAGGATGCCGTCCACGATCTGGTCCGGCAGCTTCACCTTGCCTGACCTGATATCGGTAATCATCTCGGCGGCATCCCGGATGACCGGCAGGCCTTTGCCAGAGCTGTGCGACCAATCCTCCCATTCCTTGGCGCCAATGTTCAGTGCCAATAACGTCTGCTGATTTCCGCCGCGCACCATGCCTGGCAGGCGGGATAATCTGGACGGGTTCTTGTTCTTGGGGTCAACGTCTTTGCCGAAATAATCATAAAGCTGGATTCGACGTGCCTCATATTCCTCGCGATCCTTCGCATCGACGCGCACCCAGGCATGGAGCGACCGACCGCCAGAATAGATGACCGCCGTGCATGGGATCCGGGATTGCTCTATATGATTCCATTGCTGATCAAGATCGAGCGAATCGAATTCAATCAGGACATGGCGGAACGCGGTAACATCAGCATCCGTGGCGCCGCCAATCCTCAGCGGGTTGATGCGGATATAAGCGCCGGTTCGGTCCGACGTGCTCCAGATGCGGTTCGGATCACCGCTACGCTCGTTGAGCTTTTGCAACCACACTTCCCGGCTCAACGTTGGCCCCTGATCTTTCGGCTGTCCTTTACCGTCTGGGCCGAGCACCTCCTGCGCGATGCCGATGCCTTCGCCCTCCCGGAATGCGGCCATGAGCAGTTGACGGGTAGCATCCTCCATCGGTGCTGGCAACATACATGGCCGCGTCAGGTCGTGGTTGTGCTGCGGCATGGATGGCTTTGGCGGGCGTGCAGGCTCTGATCGTCCGTAAACGTAACTGACGCCTTTCAGATAGCCGCTCGGACGCTCGTGGGGGGATGTGGCCACCGATTTCAGCTTGTGAATCAGGTCTTTTTCGCTCCACGGCGGTGCGCATCGCTGATTGTATTCCTGCAACAAAGCCATCGCGTCAGATTCAGCCAGGTCGAAGCCCCAAGCCAACACGCACGCGACGGCGAATGTGGCAGGATGGCCTCCCTGACCGCTGACTGCGGTTGGCATTTTGCTGACGTATTCCCGGGCGCGCTCGATGAGGGTCATTTTTAGAATCCGAGACTTGGGAAGCCGCCAGCGTGAGATGAAACAATATCGAACGGGTGTTCCTTGCCATCTTCACGCCATGCGCCGAGGTCGCCCCAGAGATGTGGCTGCCCGTCGCTGTCATGACCTTGCAGGCAGAATACATGCGCAGTCATCTCTTTCAGTCGCCGCGCCGTAAACGTCATGCCATTGCGCAATTTGCCGTGAATCGGCTTGCCGTAAAACGGGTTCATTTCTGTATTCTCCTCCATCCATCAGCCCACATGATACGGGACCGTGTCCAGCCGTTGCCGAGCCGTGTTGCGTGGGTCAATCTCGATAAGCAGTCCGCCTTCCTCTTCAATTGGCGTAATTTGGCCATGTGCGCCTTCGCGGCCCAACTTGCGCTCAGTGACAACGATTTTAGGCGTGCGGCTCATTGAATCCTCAGCTTGAAAAACTGCTGCCGTTGGTCATTGGTGATCGTGATTGTATACGTCGGCACCCAGTCAACGAGATCCACTGACGAGTCGATAATCACTGACAGCAGCCGTGGCGTGTAGGCGAGTTCTGCCGAGAAGTCAGACTCCAAGCCGTTGGAATTGTAAGCCGTGAGCGCAAAAAAGTAACTGCTGCCAACCTTCGTCGGATAATAGGTGCGATTGGACGCGCCAACGTCCATCGCGTTGGTATACGTCAGTGATTCCGAGCCTTGGTAAAGCTTATAGCCAGCCGTGGATCGGTCCGGGTTACGATCCCATGTGAGCACAACAGCCATGAGCAGCGCGAGTCTCATGCGGTGGATTCAAAAACGTGCCAGACGTATGGCCCATGCTGGACCGTCGCGAGGAACCGTGGATTTAAAAAACGGTTAAATGGTTCCCCGGTTCCAACGGTAAAGAAGTGTCGATCAATGGCATTGTGATTTGGATTAAGCATTACCCAAAGGCAAAGAGCTTCGCCATGAAATTGCACCGAAAGCACCACGGCACCGAGCGGCATCAGGATAGCAGTGCAGCCTTGTGTCGATATTTGATATTTCCAGATTACGCTCATACCGCTGGCATCGCCCAATGCTTGGCCGCAACGAAATCCATAAACTTAATAAACTCAGCCTCGCTATGAACGACTGCCGTCATCCATCCGTTCTCAATCATGGCTGACATCACGGCGAACTGGTCAGGCGTCGGCACTTGATCCGGCCTTTTCACCTCGACTGCGCACGCGCGACCGTTCACCGCAAACGTGAAATCAGGCCAGCCAGTCACGTCAGTCTTGCGCCGATCCATCCGTGAATAGTTGAACACGATACCGCGTTGCCGCAGCAGGTTGGCGATGTTGTTTTGCAGCGTCTTTTCGGCACGGTCTTCGCGCTTTTCGCCAATCTCCTTGAACGTCAGCACACCGCTCGGCCGGTCCGCTTTCGGCATCAGTCGCAGGATATGGTCCGGGATTGGTCCAACGATTTTCATGCCCGTTGTGTAAACAGTGTATCTCGCTCGGCGACGGCACGTTTCAGATTGGTGAGCGCCGTATCGAAATAGCTTTCCTTCAGCTCTGCGCCGACGAACCGACGGAACATATTCAGCGCGCAGTAACCCTCAGAACCGATGCCGGTGAACGGAGAGAAGACAATATCATTGCGGGTGCTCCAAAGCCTCAGTGCGCGGTTAATCACGTCCAGTTGCAGCGGGCAGATATGGCGCTCGTCTCGATCCTCGCTGGCAAACTTTCCATTGAGGACGTTCGACTGATCGACCGTCATCCATACCGGGCTGGCAATCTCCTGCCAGAGCGATAGCGGCAGATCCTCGTCCGTGTGCTCGATTGGGACCGGATTCTTCCCTGGCTTCCTGAACACGAGCAGATAATCAGCGGAGCCGACGCGGGAATTGGAAGAGTCGGCAGTCAGCGTCTTATAGAGCAGTCCATGTGCTTTCGTGCGCTGCATCTCCGTGACTGGCGATTTCCAAATCGTGATGCGGGAATGGAACAGCCATCCACGTTCACGGAATGCGCTGGCGATGGTCCCGGAGAAGTCCTTAAACTCAATGGCTCCATCCTTCCATTTGGTTGCGAGCAGGTCGCAGCAATGAACCGCGCACTCACGGCCCGGCATCGTGATGCGGTAAAGCTCGTAGATCAGGAAAGAGAACTGCTCCATGAAATCGTCCATGGACTTGCAGTTGCCCATGTCCTGAATGTCAGAGCTGTAGGTGAACAGGTCCGCGAACGGCGGGGAGAATACAGAAAAGCCGATGCTGTTCGTCTCCAGTGTTTTGGCAACGCGCACGCAATCGCCATGGTAAAGGATAAAGTCCTCGCCGGACTCCGATTTGATTTCGGTGTTGAGCGCAGAAAGTGTGGCGTTGTTTTCCATAAGGTTTCTCCTGGTGAAGCGCGTAAGCTCATGCATTTGCTCGTGCTGTCCCTGTTTGCGCGTGAGGTTGGCTAAGACGCCGTCCTCCAGATCGGTCTGTATGATGTAGCGTTGCACAGTGCGCTTCTGCCCGAACCGGTGGATGCGTTTTCCGCCCTGATAAAACCGTTCCCACGAGTGATTCAGGCCGACGTAAATATCTTGATGGCAGTGCTGCCAGTTGAGACCGAACCCGGCGATTTTGGGCTTGGTAATGATGACGCGGGCTTCGCCGGTCCCGAACATGAGGAGTTTCTTTTCCTTGTGCTCAAGCCGGTCACTACCACTTCCCGGAGCGCCCCAGTGATCGACAGGAACCGTGACAATGTGCGTCTCGACTGGAGGCAGCTCGAAGCCTTCATCGCTGAATCCTAGATCGGATGGCTTCGACAGGCAGATTGCCCAGGATGAAACCCATTCCCAAAACGCCTCGATCGCGTGGCCCTTCAGTCGCCATGTCCCGGTGTCGAACGTATCATTGATGAAATACGTCGCGAGCATTTCGGCAGGCGTGCAGATGCCGAGGAAATCCGCGTGCTGGCCAAGCTCCGTGAAATCATTTGGAGACGGTGTCGCCGTGCAGCAAAGGCGAAACAGCGTCCGAGCGAATTGACGGTTTAATTGGTGTCGGGTCTTGCCGTTGTAGGATTTGAGGATGCTGCTTTCATCGAGAACCACTCCATCGAATTCAATGGCGTCGAACTGTTCTACCCGGTCGATATTCGTGATATTGATGCCGGGCTTAACATCCTCTGGCTGGCGACAGAGATTGACTAAGTAGCCGAACCTTCGGCCTTCATCGACTGTCTGTTGTGCGACTGCGAGCGGGCAAACAATCAATACCTTGCCGCCAGTGTGGCACACTACTTGTGAGGCCCATTCGAGCTGCTGCAACGTCTTGCCGAGCCCGCACTCCTCGAACAGTGCGCAGCGTCCGCGTTCCACGGCCCAGCGGACGCAGAGCTTCTGCCAATCGAAAAGCAACGGATTCACGGGATACGGGTCAAACCCGCCGCGCATTGGCTTCGCGATTTTCCTACACACGAACTCGTCGTAGCTATTCAAGGCTTCAACTCTCCTTGCGGCGCAGATGCGGCCATTAACCGCAGTGCTGATTCCCATGTCGTGCGCGGTGCCTCAGTAAAAGAGATCACTGTGTCAGCACTGTGCACATCCTCCCAATCGTCCATCGCGAACCGACTACGGAGTCCATCAACCCTTGGATCGGTGCTTTCAATTAACTGCTCCCCGGAATCGCCAATCGGAACGCCGACATTATCGAGTTGATGTGTCCCGTTAAGCCAACGAGCCGGGACGATGTAGCCCAGCGCGCGAAGCTGCTCGCGGTAGGCACACAGTTCTACGCGCCGGCTATATCTGGCCGCTAAATAAATTTGGTTCATTTTGGCTTCCATAAATCAAAAGCATTTGTCGCAGTAGAGTTCAGACACGACGGGGACTTTTTTGAAATCCTTGCCAATCAAAGCAGCGCCGCACTTCACGCACTGGGCATCTAAATTGCATACGTTTTTCAGCACAGCGTCGGCGGGGATTGAGGGTCGCGATTGCTTCATTTCCTCTGCCCACAGTGCGGAATAGGCGATCCCGTCAATGATGGAGTCGTCTTTATATCCCCCGATCAGGCGTGCGTATTTGATGTCAACGAGGACGGCAGCCGCAATCGACCGCAAGTCTCGCTCCTCAAATACGATGCCCGCCCGCCGCAGCGTGGCCTTGAGTGCGAGGAACGGAGCAAGTCCCCATGTATCGCCATATTGTTCGCCGCGTTCGGCGTAGGTTTCCCGGACCCGATCAATCGTCGTGTCGGCATGTGATGCGAATAATTGCTTTGGCATTTCAGTATACTTTCCCGTCAATGATTCTGAAGTTATCGACTTGAAAAATTCGGTAGTGGGCTACTTTCATTTTGTTTTCTCATTTGGCACGCTTTCTATCATCCGGTGCAATAACCTGAATCGCATCCGCCGCCCGGTTCCAACGCGGCAGCTTTTGGTTTTACTTGCTTCGCCCATTCCACAACGGCCCGGATGCCTTGCGGTCTCCCCTTTTTACGATGCGGGCGAAACATGAATTTGTTGCTGAACTCACGCTCTCGGTTGCGCTGCCCAAGCTCAGCCTCTAATTTCTCTATCTCGGAAATGTCATCCTCGTTCCACGTCTTGATATCCGAAGAGTTGGCCAGCACGCAGCGGCATTCCCTGGAGCGGTGCGCAAGAGGAACCCATCCAGCCCGGAGGATTAGTTCGTCGCGTTGCTCGGCACTGAGCAGGACGAGCGGTGACCACTGAGGCCGGCCTTCGTTAGTCGCGTCAGAATCAACGTATTCAGGCCAATTGCGCCTGTCTGCGCTCTCTTCCCTACGGACTCCACAGACAAGTTCTGCTCGCCCGCCTGGGTCGTGCCGTGTGAGCCAATGTTGCGTCGGGATAATCTTCTGATCTTCCGTGCAGAAGCGCCTCAGCTTATCGGGCCAAGCGTTATGGTCAAAAATGAGTTTCCGCCACGTCTTAGCTTTTGTCTGTGATGGGATGAATCCAAGCTTTGGAAGCAGGTTCCTTTCGGCATTCTCAACGCGAGCCGCCCACCATTTCGCAGCCCATCCCGTGTCATTATATAGGACTACGACTTTGCCGAGCGGAAACCGCTGATTGTATTCGTGTAGCCATTGGAGCAGCGCAATTGAGTCATTCCCGTAGGAGCATTTGACCACGTAATCAGGCCGTAGCGCCTGCCCGTCAAAGTCGAAAGATGTTGGTATTTCAGAGTTCATTTTCAAAGTAGCCCACTACCAAAAATTCCACCTGGCGCGACCGTCACGATGGCGAAACCGTGATTCCACGAGTTCGCCGGCCGATAATCTGGATGCAGGTCACACAGGCAACCAGTGGACCACGTCGAGGTTACGTTCTGTTCCAGATTCTTTTGGCTGTGTTGACTCGACTGATGGTAATGCGAGCCGATGACATGCACGCCAGAGCCGCGCAGAAAATAACCGCGCGCCGGGTTGACCGGGTTACTGACCATCCCGCCATTATTGAACTCGTGACCATGAATGACGTTGAGCTTGCTCAAATCCCGTTGAACCATTGGCGTAGGCTTCGCAAATCGCCTTATCAAGAAGGTCGGTGACAATAGTTGAGCCGTCCTCCCGTTCGTTACTCATCTCCCTAGCCACATCCTCCGCCAACACACCGACTCCGGTAACTTTCTTTTTCGGATTTCCATCGTTATGCTCCGCACTGAAGGCAAGCACTTCGATGCCTATTGAAATCGAAAGTAGGCCGGAGCGGACATTAACCCGGAGCGGTCTGTCTCGGTCGCCTCTATCGCGCCACTCTGTCCCATCAGGAGCGACGATGGAGTATTGCCACATGGTTAGGCCGTCATTTGCGGCGCTGGCCAATTGCTTGGCAGCCTGTTCGGAATTGAGTGTAGCAACCTCGTGGTATGAGCCCTTCCCGGAGGTTCTATTATGGCGACGTATCGTCCAGTCGCCTGAAACTCGTGGCACCCATCGCGGTATCGGTTCGCACGAATGCCAGCGGGAAGGTTTTACTATCGGTTGGTTCATAGTATTATGCCGCCATTTCCCGCCTGCGATTAAATTTCCGGTCCAGAAACGCGCCGGCCTCTTCGAATGTGGCGCGCTCGGGATTCGGATGCCGGAACCTCCGCAGGAACTTGACCTGCTTCGGGGTTGCAAGCTGCTGTTCCCGCCTACGGTCGATGCCTTTAATAATCTCCGTCGCTAATCCCATCTTGATTGCATCCGGATTAAATCCGTTCCGTTCCAGTGTGGCGCGTTGCGTTGCTGTTATCTCGCGAAGCTCCCAGGCCATCGCAGGCTCGTAATTCGCCAGTTGAATCGCGAACTCGACGGGGTCAATGAACCGCGTTTTGCGTTTCGCTTTCTCGGCCAGCTCCTCTTTCAGCTTCGCTTCCCGCTGCTCCTGCGCTTCAGTCGATAACACTTCAAGGTCAAGCTCCTGCTGGTCCGGTCCGCCGGCCTGCGCCAGTTCCATGATTTGCTCGGCTTCCTCGTGTGAACTGGCGACCAAATGCGCCGGACGTATGAGGTCATGCTTTTCGTGCAGCCAAAGGAAATCGAGCAATAGCAGATTGCGTTTGCCGTCCGCGATGCGCGTGCCGCGGCCTACCATCTGCGCGTAAAGTGACCGGCTGCGTGTCGGACGCAGGATGACCACGCAATCTATGCCGGGATCGTCGTAGCCTTCGGTCAGCAGCATGGCGTTGCTGAGCAGGTCGATCTCGCCAGCAGCGAACCGCGCCAGGATCTCCGCTCGATCCTCGCTGTTGCCGTCAACGTGTTCGGCATTGATGCCGTGCGACTGACATGTTTCTACAAATTTCTTGGAGGTTGCCACCAGTGGCACGAAAACCAGAGTGCGCCGAAACCCAGCCTCGGCTTTGATTTGCCGTGCGATTTCGTCGAGGTAAGGCGCCAGCGCGTTGCCAAGGTCTGACTCGTTGAAGTCACCCATGGATTGCCGGACGCTACGCAGATCGATTTGGAGCGGGATAGATTTGACGGCAATCTTCGATAGGAACCCTTGATGAATCAGGTCGAACAGCGTGACTTCCGCCGCGACGTTCTCAAAGAATTGGCCGAGGTTCTTGCGGTCGCCGCGGTCAGGTGTAGCGGTCACCCCGAGCACCTTCGCACCGCTGAAATGGCTCAGGACAGATTGCCAGCTCGGACCAATGGCGTGGTGTGCCTCGTCGGCGACCACCAGCCCGAAATGATCGGCTGGCCACTTGTCCCGACGCCGGATCATGGATTGCACCGAGGCAACGACGACATCGTCTCGCAATGTCGCGTGGAATTCGGCTTTCTCTTTCCCGGCAAATATACCAGTTGCGGCGTGCAATTTGACGATGGCTTGGTCAACCAGTTCCTCGCGATGCGCCAGAATCAATGTGCGTTGCGGCAGGAAATCTTTTGCCACCCAAGAGAACAGCAGGGTCTTACCTGCCCCAGTCGGGAAGACCAACAGCTGCTTGCTGAACTGATCCCAGCCAGCCGCGATGGCTTCCCGCGCCGTGACCTGATAAGCCCTGGGGGTCATTACAGCCGCACGTCCGAGTTTTGGCGGTCAGAGACTTCGTTGAACTTTTCACGAACGGCTACGCCAAGGTTAATCCCGAGGCGTGCGGCGAGTAAGTCGGCATAGGTGACGAGGTCCGCAAGTTCGCTTGCAATTGATTGCAGCGGTATAAGCTCGCCCCCGCGCCGAAGCTTTTTAATAAGGTTACAGGCCTCGCCGCATTCACCAGCCATTGCGGTCGCCCAGTCAGTCGGGCTCCATGACTCAAGCGGATGAAATACCGACTCGCATCGCTTTACGTTAGCCTGCCGAAGTTCATTGAATCCGAGTTCCATTTTGTTCCTTTTGTTGTGTTTTGGGAGTTACGCGAGCCTAATCGGGCATGATGATGATGAGTGAATCCTTCCCGCGAAATACGAACGGCGAAAGCGGATCGATCAAGCTGACCTCAACTTCGGTGTCAGGTATCCGACTGAGCGCTCCTATGAGGTAAAGCGGATTGATGGCGATGGCGATGTCATTGCCTGACGGGTAGCCGCATTCCAGTGTTTCGGATGCCTCGCCGCTATCAGGTGCTTGCGCGGTGATCGTCAGGTTGCCCTTCGTGAACCTGAGCGCGATTTGGTTGGCTTTCTCAGATGTCATCACGCGCACCCGCCGCGCAGCTTCCATCAGTCCAGCGACCGGCATCTGTAGCTTTACGTTGGACTTGACCGGGACGAACTGCTTCCAGTTCGGGAATTGACCCTCAATCAGTTTCGTGATGAAAACCGTCTCGCCGCCTTTGTCGTCAACAAGCTGGAATTGAGCAATGGATGATTTTGTTTCCATATCCAAATCCGTGGCGTTGAAGGTTAATCGGCCATCCGTCGCGGTCACCATGACGTGCGACAGAATCGGCAGCGTCGTGCGACCCTTAATCACGTTTTGTGCTGCGGACAGGCCGGACAGGAACAGGTCTTTTGTAATGGTTAATTTCATGTTAAAAGCTCGCGTCTTCTTCGCCGTCGGCCTGTGATTGCGCCGGTGCGGCAGGCGCAGCCTTTGGCAGCTTCTGCTTGTCGGTAATCCAGGTCTTTACCCGACTGTATTTCTTCTCGGGGTTCGTCGTGGATGGCTCTGAATCTACGAGGCAATAGCCACGCAATCCGATGAGCGTTTCAGCAGTGAACTCGACCTGTGTATCCTTCGCCGGTGACTTGCCGTTAATGAGCAGGTTGCTGGCCTTCACGAAGACGTCGAGTTTCCATGCCATGCTCGCGGCAAAAATGAGCGTCTCCGTGAATTGACCCACCTTCTTGCCGTCCTTCGGGTCGGTGAACAGCAGCTTAAGTTCGGCGGTATCGCTCCCGGCCGTCTTGCCCTTGGCTTGCGTGCCAAACTCCACGCTCATGACCTCGAAGATGTATTCCCCTTTCGGGATCTCCTGCGAAAAGTTCTCCCTGTCACCAAACTTATAACTCGGCATGTGTGTCTCCTTCTTCGGTTTCTGTTTCCCCGGTCGCAACCAAGCTGATTGACGGCGCACTCTGCTTTAGCACTGGCTCCAGCTTTTTCAGCATCGTGCGCTTGGCAGGAGCCTTCTTCATCTCGTTGGCGGCGGCGAAGATGTCGGCCAAACCCTGCTTGTCCGGATATTTTTTCGAGGTGTTCAGTCGGATGTCGCAAGCCGCCAGAAACTTCTCCTGCGTCAACCCAGACAGAGTGAACGCCTCGGCAACGTTGGTGCAATATTGGCGGCCTGCCTTTGATTGCTGCCGGAACCCTGGCAACTCAGCGCCGGCGAGCACCATTGATTTGGCATGGAATTCAACAGCCTCACACCATTTGGCTAACTGCCGCGCCAGTTTCAGCGCTTTCGCCATCTCGACTGGCTGACCGATCTGGCTGGAATGATATTGCTCCAGCTTCCAATCCTCACGACCAGCGGCGACCGCCTTGGCGCGTTCGTTCAATGCCGCGCAACCGACTCGATTCGCGCACCAGCCGCAGTAGTCGCACGGCGTCGGCTGCTTATCGGGATTTCGGTAAGCAGCGATGGTGTCGAAAACAATCTTGCTAGCCGAATCCCAATTGAACTTCAGCTTGACGATTTTGCGGCGCTCGGCGAACAGCAGGTGAACCTCAACGCATTGATAATCTCGCGCCTGCATCAGCATTAGCGCGTAGGCCGCCATTTGCGCGACGTAATCTCGTTCGCGCCATTTCAGGTCGTAGATAACCGGCCCATTAACCACGTCTGGCGTGCCTGACATGACCTCCGAGAAATCCTCATTCGTGAGTGACAACTTGTGCTCGGTATCGACCTGGTAGTCGGAATTAATGAGCATTTGAATGTAATCCGCGGCCCATTCGACTGCTTCAGCTTCTTCGGGTGGTAGCGATCCATTCATGGGGTTGCCGATGGCGTCCTTTAGTAATGGCGAAACCCCCGTCAATAGGACTGACAAATAATCGTGCCGCTTGTTTCCATCCTTCGCGAACTCGGTCGAGTCCGATTCAAAGCAGGGACACTGCTGGAGCATCGGCAGGCTGGACGGGCGCAGGCTCATATCACGCTTTCGTCACGTTCGCCCCGGTGACCGCCGACAGAAATCCGGCCGGGTTCTTCATGATCTGCTCCGCGCGCGCCGGCTTAAGCTGCATGATGTCGTCCGTAATCCAGCGGCGGGCCTTGAGCCAATCCATGCAAACCGTGATGGATGCCCCGAAGATTTTGACAATGGTTTGCGCCGTGTCCTCAGTGATGTTTCCAGCGGTGTCAACAATTAGCCCAGTTAAGCGGACTGGCTCAGTTGGTTCCGACTTGGCGGCGACCGGTTCAGGTTGTGGAGCCTGAACAACTTCAGCTTCGATGACTGGCGCGGCTTCCGATGCTGGCTCCGCAACCACCTTCACTGGCTCAGGATCTGGCAGCAGCTTCGCAGTCGGTGCTGGCGTGGCATCTGTTTCGTCCCAGCCTGAGACAACCTGCGGCATCAGCATCGCCACGCCGTTCGAAATGGCCCGGGCACGCAGCATGTTGCCGACAGACTTTTTCCAGTTGGAACCTTCGCGCACCAGTCCCTGGCGTTGTGCCGCCTCGATGGTGAACGTGTAAACGATGGTCTGGTCCTGCCAGGTCAACTCGATCGATGCGGCCTTGCCGTCCTCGCCGTCCTTTAGCCATTTCAATTTCCCGCCCTTATTCAGGAACTCGCCATGAATGCTCGACGTTTTCTTGCGCAGCTTGTTGTCCACGATGTCGTAGGTGCGCGCAAACTCGATCGGGGTCATGTGCTCCGTGACGCAGGTTAGAGCAATGATGTTGCCTTGCGACGGATTCGTTGCGCCAAACATACCGCTTGCCGAGAACCACGCGCCCATTGCCGCGATGGATTGAAGTGCAGTCTGCGGGGATATCTTTTTGTATAATTCGATTTCGTTCATGATTATTTACGTTTCAATTTTGGCGCATCGAGCTTCGCGGACCCATCCACGTAGAGGTAGCCGCCGACTTCCGTCAGCGCAGGCGCATCGAGCTTCGCGGACCCATACACGGTGAGGTTGCCGCCGACTTCCGTCAGCGCAGGCGCATCCAACTTCGCGGACCCATCCACGTAGAGGTAGCCGCCGACTTCCGTCAGCGCAGGCGCATCCAACTTCGCGGACCCATCCACGGTGAGGTTGCCGCCGACTTCCGTCAGCGCAGGCGCATCGAGCTTCGCGGACCCATCCACGGTGAGGTAGCCGCCGACTTCCGTCAGCGCAGGCGCATCGAGCTTCGCGGACGCATACACGTAGAGGTTGCCGCCGACTTCCGTCAGCGCAGGCGCATCGAGCTTCGCGGACCCATACACGGTGAGGTTGCCGTGGAAAACAGCAGGCAGCTGGATTGGCACATTGTTCGCAATGGCCCGGCACCAGACGTCAGCCCATTTCTTTGTGTCCTTGAAATATCCGTCGAAATGTTTGCCGGTGGTGATCGCCTCCTTAAGCTTGATGTAATGATCTCGAATCTTTTTCGTCAGTCGGTCTGGACACTCGCCGTTATTGCGAATCAGTGTGCCATCCGACGGCACATCACCTTCGCCGTTCCATTCAGCCTCGAAAATGACAGGCTGACGGTTCGGCAGGTTTCGCAATTCGTTTGCCATTTCGGAATGCGAGTTGCCAGAGTCATGCCTGATCTCGTAATTCTCGCCGATGGCAATGCCTAAGATGGAATGGAAGTCACACATAATTTGAGGAGTTGAACCGACGTTTGCTTCGAGTGCCGATGCCGCCAGATTAACGGCATCCAGAGCACGAACAGGAGACAGGCCATGTAAATCATAAATGCGCCCATTGACTGAACGCCATGCGCTCGGGTTGAGTCGCCTTACCCCACAGCGTTTTCAATTCGGCAAGGACCGGCGAATCGGGCTCAGGTTCAGCGCCCCATTCATCGACAACAGGAACGCCGGGCGATGTTTCATGGGTGACAACCGGCGGCGTAGTGGAAGCCGCCACCTTAAACCGTCCAGAGTTCTCCTCTGGCATTTCGACCGGCGAAAGCTTTTTCTTTTTGGCGGCTTGCGATTTGCCATCGCGCCCGATTCGGGTGGCGGAATCCGCCACCTGATCACTGCGGAGCGAGCCAACCATTTCGTGATTCACCCCGCACATGTCCGCAATCGCGCGGTCCGATTGGTTCGCGAAATTCTGCAATGCGATGACAACTGACCTGCGCTTATCCGCATTCGTGCGCCGTAGTCCGTTAGCTCGATTTGCACCCAGTGCGAACTTGAGCGCATCCAGCTTCGAGCCTTTCCGCACGTCAGCCAGGATGTCTTTGAAATTGTTATGCAGCGCGGCCATGACGCGGTGGAAGCCGTCGGCCAATATGTAACTCGTGCCGTCGTGAAACACGGCGACTGGCGGGAACTTGTCACCTTCGAGCATTCGCGCCGCGTAATCGGCGACCACGTCATCAGTCAGGCAGACGCGGACCTGCGTTCCGGCATCCGTGCGGATTAGGTCGAGTTTGATGCATTCGCTCACTTGATATACCCCTCCTTGGTTGCCTGCTTATTCCGCATCGCCTGCCGACTGGCACCGCACATGCGGATACGAATTCCGGGATGCCTCGTCGGACGTTTGCGCCGTTCCATTGGATTCTTCTTCGGGTTCACTGGCACCTCCACATCGCGACGACCGCCGCAGTTAACAAAACCGCTGCAATCAGTGCGCCTAAGCAGAATTCGGCGATGGCTTTCATTTACTTGGCCTCGGCGAGAATCTTCATCACGTCGCGCTTGTGCTTCAGGATGAATTCTTCGAGCGAGATATTGACCGCGCCAGTTGTGATGAACCGGCCCTTGACGATGCGGTAAGGCTCACTGGTGCGCGGCGGCTCCGTCACCTTCATGGCTTTGGTCTCGCGCCATGCCCGTTGCTTGGCTGGCAATCGAACCTCGTGCGCCTTCTTGTCGATGACTTGCTCGACGAGTTCCGGCGTCAGGTTGCGCACGTCCATTTGCATGACCTCGCCTTTGTCCACGAGCACTTCGAGCGGTTTCGTGAGCACTTCCTTTTGCGTCTCGAACGGGAGCGCACGGACCGCCCTCGCCCACGGCGCGCCTTCGTTCAACAGGAGTTCTTCGGATGCCAGCTTGGTGCAGATGTTGGACCAATGCTTGACTCTGGATTCAGGCCAGCCGGTCGAATCGCAAAACCAGTCAATGTCATCCGGCCATTGGCTGAGATACTTGTTCAGTTGCTTTGACGATTCGTAAACCCCAAGGGCAGCCGCGTTGTAAATCCCCTGCCACTGATTGAGGAATTCTTGCCGCCTGTGACTGGTCGATTGTTGATTGGTCGATTGAATTGTGTTGTTCGTTTGCATATTTGTTTAAACTGTTTTGGAGTTGATGTTGCTGGACTGCGCGGGATATGAAGCGAAGGTTACGCCCGTAGGCCTTTTGGTAGGCCTTGAATTCCGGGGTTTGCCCGTAGGCCTTTTGGTAGGCCTTGAATTCCGGGGTTTGCCCGTAGGCCTTTCGGTAGGCCTTTTGGCGGGCCTTGTATTTCGGCGTTTGCCCGTAGGCCTTTCGGTAGGCCTTGTATTTCGGCGTTTGCCCGTAGGCCTTTTGGTAGGCCTTGAATTCCGGGGTTTGCCTGTAGGCCTTTTGGTAGCATTCCTTGGAACAAAATCGATGAGAGCTTCTTTTCGGCTCAAACCCATTCTCACAAACCGGACACACTTTCAGACCATCAGTGACGGCAGGAGGTGACCCTTCGGCCCCTGCACTATGTCCACTGGGACGGCACGTAACGGGTGGACCACCAGCTTGGATCAGCGCAGCGTCCCCGGTTACCCGAGGCAATACCGCCTGACTGGAGTCCCTAACGAACGGCACACGGCACGGAGTGATCCAATTCCCGAATTGCGCACCCCCTGCCGTCACTAATGAATTCACGCCTTCCTCCCGCCCATGACCCGCAGCCGGCGCAAAAACGCATTCGCGGTCCTGACCAATTCCTGGCGGCTGAACTTCTGTGCGGCCGGCTCAATGGCAGTCAGCACGGCGGCCAGCGCTTCGAGCTGCGCTTTGGGGTCTTTCGATATGTCTTTGGCGATGGCAATTATCATGGCTTGACGCGGGTGAAGGATTCCTTTGGAACCCAATAAAAATTTTCCAGTTGCACAAATCCGGTGATCTCGTCGATGACCTTAAATTCTTTGCCTTGCATCGCGACCGCCTTTTCTTCAGGCACGCCGTGCGCAATCGCGGCCTGTGCGTTGGTGATTTTCACGGTCATGATGCCCTCCGTGTGCGGCGCGCCTTGAACCGGTCCCATTCGGCATCAGCGATGCGAACCGTGCGCGCGTTGATCCGGACCACGGCGAACGCGTGAGCGGCTGCCAGACGCTGAATCGTCTGCTTGCTCACGCCAAGATCAGCGGCGGCGGCGGCGTAGGTTTTCATGGCAACTGCTCCCGCTTGCCGACCAGATTCTTCAGTGCGGCGGCAATGGCATCGTTGATGAGTCGGGAGCGCGGGGTGCCCTTGCGCTCTTTGGCGGCCCGTGCCAGCAGGGTTCGGACGGCATCGGTTGGCTGAAAAGTTATCGTTGCTGCTCGTCGTTCGCTCATGACAGTGAGCGTTGTAAGTCATGTAAGACAAGTAGGCAATAAAAGAAATTGCATACGCGGGGGAATTGTCTTACAAATGACGATGTTGATTAATGTGGACATGCAAAACTCAAAGTGAATAAATATTTATGAAAACGAGATTTAAGCGGATAATCGGAAGATCATTGATGAAAAATAAAGGCGGACGCCCCAAGGGGGAATCCAAACGTGACACGATCACCTTTCAGGTGCGCCCGGAAACGCGCTTACTGATTGACAAGGCCCTGAAAGAAATCGGCAAACCGAAGCCAACTATGGCGGAATTCGTTAACGACGTATTAATCGTCGGCATCCCAATGCTTCTGAGCGAACGGAAGCGCCAAGTCGATGTGACAAGCTTTTTAGAGACCGAGGCTGGCAACCGTTCAGGAAGCGTAAAAGGCCAATGAGATCCCGCCGCGAAATGCCGAGCAGCCAGGCCACTTCGTTCGCGGTGAGTTTTACGGGTTTTGGAGATTTCGTTTTCATTCCGCATCTTTGCACATGCCGTCAGACATTTGCCGTCATACCCCTAAAATAAAATGAACACTATCCTCGCTTCCTCTGGCACTGATATGGCCGCCGCACTCGGCGGCATGGTTGGAATTGCAGCCTTGGTGTTCTTGCTGGTCCTGATCGTCTGTTGGCTGATCCTGCCATTCATCATAATGTCGAAGCTTGGACGTATCGAACATCAGCTAAAGCTGGCAAATCAGCAGACTATGAGCGGATTGAAGGAGCTTCGCGCCATCCATAAATACTATGCGGTCGCGAATCCGACAGTGGAGCCCGCATGGCCTTATCCAGAAGATCGGCAGCAAATTGGCAGCATCCTTCCGAATCCTTAGCAATCTCGCGTTTTTCGGCAGGTTCGAACCCTGTATCGCGCACCATTTGAAAAAGTGACAAATCCTCGTTTGAATATTGATTTTAGGCGCTCCAGTGCGTTGCGATTCACTTTTACACTTGTGGTAAGTTGCAGTCAGTTGCAGTCAGTTGATACCATATTTTTTGGCAGCAGATGGCAGCACTCCCGATAAAGAAAATCAGGCAGCGTGGCCGTACGCGATGGCAGCTTGATCTCCGCTCGGTCGGCGGCGGACGCAAGATGTTCCTGACGGAAGCCGAGGCGAAGAACTGGCGCGAGCCGATGCTGGCCGAGATCGCGAACCACGGAACCGCCGCGCTGTCGCTGACCACCGAAGACCGCCTTCAGTTTATGAACGCAAAAACCAAGCTCGCCACGCTCGGCGCCACAATCGACCAATGCCTTGAATTCTACTCGCAGCATCACGTCGCGATTCAGCGCAAGAATGTCGCCGCAATCGCACTCGATCTACTCGCCGTAAAGCGCGCCAGTGGCAAAAGGCCACGGTATCTCCAATCGTTGGCCAGTTCATTGCGCCGGATGCAAGTCGCAATCCCGGTCGAATACCCGTCGGAAATTCGGGCGAGCGCAATTGAGAAGTGGATGAATGATGCCGGTTTTGCAATGGCAACCCGCCGGTCGCTTCTGATTGACCTCTCGACGTTTTTCCAATTCGCCGTCAAACGCGGCTACGCGGTGTCGAATCCGGTCAAGGCCATGGAGCGAATTAGCCTCGACGATAAACCGCCCGGCATTCTCACCGTGGACCAATGCCGCACACTGTTGGACACATGCAAGGCCAATGATCGCCGATTGCTCCCCTTCATTGCAGTGCAGCTTTTCGGCGGCGTGCGGCCGTCAGAGGCACGAAAGCTCACCGCTGGAGATTTCAGGGCAGGTCACATCCAAATCACGCCAGCCACGAGCAAGACGCGCAATCGCAGGCTTGTGACGATTGGCGACACGCTCAGTGCGTGGTTGCCGCGCAGGATCGGCAAAAGCTTTCCGGTCAAGAATCTGGTGCGCAGACTCGCCGCCGTGAAGCTCGCCTCCAAAATCCCCTGGCCGCGTGATTGCCTGAGACACACCGCCGCCTCAATGATGTTGCCGATTCTCGGGGCCGCGCAGACCGCGAACGAGCTTGGACACTCCGAGCGGGTGCTATTCCAGCATTACCGGGAATTGGTCACCAAGAAAGATGCCGACGAGTTTTGGGCGCTACGGAAATGAAGCACCCCAAGCTGAATCTGTTCCTGCTGATCGGGGAGTATCCGCCGCGCCCTACTGACACTGACGCGACTACTGAGGAAGTGAGTGATGTCAGGCGCGGTCCCTCGTTAATCCCTGACCGTTCGCGCACTTCGACCGCCGGTTTTCACCACTCACTCACGCGGCGAAGATGGTCATCATAAGTCAAGCACCCGCCCTGGTGCGCTTTCTTCGAGAGGCGTGGCGGGTTTTTGGAATTAGGAAGCCGGAGTGGTCGCTGCGCTCAGTCGAGCCGCCTGTGCGTTGACCGCATCAGCCGCAGCCTGAACCTGCGCGTCGGTCGCGTGGGGAGTGTTGATTACCGTGACTGCGCTATCCACCGCAGCCGCCAAGGCAGCAACAGAAGCGCTCAGATTTTCAATTGCACTTGCCATTTCCTTCACCTCCTTTCGCCTGCGCTCAAACCAAATGCCGAGCGCGAACAATGAGATATAGCCAAGAAGAATCACTTGGCCGCAACGTATTGGTCGTAGGTCTTGGCGTGTGCGAACACTGCGGCCCAATCGTCCAGCGTCGGGTCAGTCTTGTGCAGGATGCTGACGAAACCTTGCGCAAGTTCCGGCCCATATTTCAGCAGCAGTTGCGCGACGACGAGAATCAGTTCGGGTGACATTAATTTCCTTTCGATTGAATGGTTGGCAGAAACGCTTGAATGAGCCCGATGACCTCGGACGATGACGCAGAGACGGTTCCAATCACGCGGCTGATGGCGTTAGTGTCGCCGTTGGCCTTGTACGACAGGACCGCCGCGCGTTCGAGTTGAATCGCTGCCAGGTATTTGCCATAGACCTCGCGCACCTTCGCCTGCTGCGCATCCGTGGCGCGACCGGCACGGACGTAATCGCCCCATGCATTCATGGCGGCGTCAACGGTGAGCACAGTGGCGCCCGTGACCTTGTAGGCCACGGTCTCGGGTGATTTGCAACCGGCGAATTGCATTGAGCAGAAGGCCAGCAGGAAACAGAGTAGTGGGATTTTCAGTATTTTCATAGGGGGCTTGCGGCTGGCGATGATTGAACGACGGCCTGCACACGTGCGTCCGGGACAGAAACCCCGAGAGCGGCGACGTCATCAGCATGAAGGCATTCTTTCAGGTTTGGGCACGGGTCACCTGGTCTGGTGATCGCAACCAGACCATTGCAACAATCGTTCCCAGCAGTCGCGTCATAAAGGATACCGGCATATGGCGCGCCGTAGGTGGGGATTACAATTACCTTGTCCCCATTATTTGCCGGTCGTCCGTTTTTGTAGTGCATAGTTTTATTTTGGTATGTCGAGAGTCGGAACACTTTCCGCTTGCGCGTTTCGTAATTCCGACATTGTTTTGTTCAGGAAAGCCATGATTGAGCCGCAGACGGTCATCCCGACGCCGACGTAGAGCTTGGACCGGTCCCAACCGCCCATGCCGGACCATTGTTGAGCCGTGATGCTGGACGTTGCCGCAATCCAGGCACCGCCGCCGGACATCGCGGAAAACAGCAGCGCGTGAACGACAGCCATCTTCCAATAAACCAGCGAGTCTTTTGCGTTGATGAGAAATTCGGTCATGTCATTCCTTCCCCTTCCGGTTTTTCCACGCCCGTATGGCCCTGCACCAAACATAAAGGCATAGCCCTACGGCGGTGCATTCCACAACGAATCCATGGAACGTCATCGTTGATATTCCAACCGCGCCTGCCATCGTTGTTTTTAAGTCCTCTATGTCAAAGAATTTCATGCGACAGTTTTTATCAGGAGCGAATTGACAGTCATGGACGCACCAGCACCGAAGATATTTGCGGTCAGGTTCAGTGCGCCACCGGTCAGATTGCCTGAATTGTAGGTGAATAGATTCCGAATAGCTACAGGTGCGCCAGCCACTGACGCACCCGCCGTGTGCAGATTAAGCGCGAAATTATTTACCATCACTCCCGGTGCGCCAATCGTCCTGGCGTTCATCATTAGCTCCAGTTTCCAATTGGCGCTTGTCAAATTGATCGGGACCGTCCACGAATTACACACGCCGGAATCAAAATCTCCGGTTCCCCAATTGGCGTTAAACGGCAGAGATGCCCCAACCGCTCCAGTGGTGAGACTTCCCCACGCCTCGAACCGAACGGACTTATTGGTCGCCCAGAAACCAGCGGGAAGAATCAGGGAGCCAATACCGTCACCCATTAAAGATTGATAACCGCCGCCGGAGTTCAGAACGACTGTCGAGCCACTCTGGAAAATTCTTGTCTCTCGTATCGCCAGCAGTCCGTCAATCGCCGCCGCGGTGTAATAAGTATCAACGGTCGCCGGCGTGCCTGTGACGCGAATGCTCGATATGTCATGCGCAAGGCCGTCGGTTGGCACTGTGATTTTCCAGACTGACCGCTGCCATGTATCGGAAACAACCACGCGATAGCTACCAGCGTGGAGCGTGATGCTGAAGGTTCCATCGGCTGCGCAGTTGATTTGCTTTTGCGTGTTGAGCGTGACTATGCCGCCAATGTCGAACGATGGATCAGAAATCGATTCGAACATCATCGCGCGCGCGGACGTGCCCGCAATGATGTCCTGAATTTTTCCAGTGATGACAGAGGCACTCATTCAAACGCATGCGTGATCATGTTATACTTGATCACGAAACCGTTGGTCCCAGGCGCGCCGTTGGTCCCGGTCAAGCCCGTGCCGTTTCCAGCTCCGCCAGTCCCAAACGTCCCGCCGTTGGCCGAGATCGTCCCGGAGTTCGCGATTGATTTGTAGACCAGATAAACAAGTCCACCACCGCCGCCGCCTCCTCCGCCTCCCCCAGCGGTATTGGCGTTCGATGCCGCTGGACCATTTCCGCCAGCACCGCCATTAGCCGAGATTGTTCCTGTATTCGTGACGCCACTCGCAAAGATCGCAATGACTCCGCCACCAGTCCCGCCAGCACCTCCGCCAGCGCCAGAGGAAGCACCAGAACCCGCTCCCCCACCACCGCCGGCTCCTCCGCCGCCGCCAGTAAATCGCGTAAACGTGGCCGAGCCCGTAAGTGCTCCGAACTTGTTCATCAAATAACGGGCGATCCGTTGCGTCAGCGAAGGTCCGTTCCCGCCCAATCCGCCAGCCGCGCTTGCAGCACCGCCGCCACCGCCGCTCCCACCCGCACCGCCCGTATGCAGCGTCGCGCTAGTTGCACTGCCGCCGCTGCTTCCGGCCCCCGTTTGGCCGGTGCCACCAGCGCGCCCGGCTCGGCCCTCGCCTAATTCAGCAGACGCCGAATCCGTGCCAACGCCGCCGGCCGGTCCCGTATTTGTCCCTGCCCAACCATTCGCCCCATTATTCGTGATCGAGCCAGCGTTGGTAAAAACGCCAGTGCAATAGATCGGGAAACCGTTCGGAAAAATTCCAGCGGTAACCGATAGGTTGGCCCAAGTGAGAAAGAGTGGTTTCAGCAACCAGTATGTATTGTTGGTCGGAGTCAAGCCTTGGACGACGGAGCTTCCATCAAACAAGGCAGAGCCGTCTGATCCATCGCCGAACCATCCACTTTCGAGCGCCGGCCATTGCAGTGATCCGTCATCGCGCGTAAATTTAAAACCATCCGGCGTCCCGCTCGCATTCGTCAATTGCTGCCCCGCTCCCGCAACCACTGGCCTGGTCGCCGTCAAATAAGTATTCGTAATTGGCCCAACGACGCTCGCAGATCCCTCCACCACGAGATTGCTCGGGCCAACATTATTGGAGCCGCCGATGTGAAGACCTCCGCCCGCTACGACAGCGCTTAATACCTTCCCGTTGGAATCCACGAAGTTCAGTAAATTTGTGTTTTGGTTCGCGGCTCCGTTGACGGTGAGTGGCACATTGCTTGATGAGCTTGGCCAGACAATCAGGTTGGTATCGTTGCGACCTGTCGTCACGAAATTCGTCCCCGCCGCCGTGGGGATCTCAAAGCGCCACGTCCCATATTTGGGATTCCAGGCCACCTCGAACATCTCACCCGGTTGGAATGTCCAATCGCCGGCGATATTCGCGCCGATTCGGTTTGCCACGATTGGGTCAGCCGTGTTCTGAGCAAGCGTAATCGGGAAGGCCGAGGCATTGTTAAACTTCACCGGCCTGCCGTCGCGCGGCCCTACGATTCCGCAGATCGCGGCTGCCGCTGGATTGCCGCTCAAATTCACATAGTAATTCGTTCCAATTGGAAGCGATATATTGTTTCCAGCCGCAACAGTGTTGAGGTCATACCACGGATAAGAAATGTCGCCACGATTCACGTTCGTGCCATATTGCAGTGAATTGGTCCCGAGCGTATTGAGCGAAGAAAAGTTACTTGCTGTGCCAGACTGCCAAGTCCCACCGATGACGTTCGCGCCCCCGCGCATGGTCACCAATGACAAAAATGTATTCGTGGAATTGTCCCACGTGTTCACGCTCGTCCAATAATTTGAAGGCGTCACTCCGATTGGGATCAGCGTGGTGTTCAGCAACGGGAAAATCCTCATTGCGGATTGCACGTTCAGAACGGCATCCAGCCCACCGCCCCACATAATCACGTCGGCAGGTTGCGCCACGCCATTGGTCACAACCCAGTAACTCATTAGCGGTTCCTCGGCGTCGAACGTCAGAACGCCGTATGTCCCGAGTGGGTCAAATAGGGATGCGAACCGGAACCCTGTTTTATAGACTGGAAACGCTCCATAATTGAAAAGGTCAATGTGGCCAGTCTCACTCATGAAGGTCTGTTTAATCTCAGTCCCCGTGAGGATGTTTGAGCGATATGTGCCACCGTAAATCAATCCGGTATTTGTTCCGCCAGCGATTTGGTCCAACGTCAATGCGCCCCGCGCGCGCTGTGGGTAATTGCCGGTCCCGAGATAGTTCGTGAGTCGTGCGTCATTCGTCGGGTAACTCTTCCCAGCGGCGCCGTAATCCACGAGGTCGCTTTGCAGTTGCCCGATAATGTTGGTTCGGTCCGTGACGATAGGCCATGCCTTTGCCGCCGGGACTGCGATGTTTGTCGCCGGTTGCGTCAAGTTCGTGGTGAAGACCCAGCGTATCCAGTTTGAGTTCTGGCTCATCGTCGGAATGAGTCCGACTGGCGCGAGCAGCTTTATGGAATTCGTGGCGCCGCGGCTGGCGCGCACCCGCCCGTATGTCGCGTCATTTGGCGGATTGAGCGCGAATTGCGAGTAGAGATTCGTTGCGGCGTAGTTGACATCGGTCACGCCGTTGGTATCGAACGTGGTCGCCGTCCGCGCATTGGTCCAATACCGGAACCCGCCGTAATAGGTGAGATTGTAACCCGTCGCCGGCGTGTTGGTAACAATGATTTCAGTCGTGATCGTGTCCGCGAAAGCAGAGCACGAAAACAACGCCAGAATGAAAAGCAAAAACCGGTTCATATTGTGACTTGCTCCGTGTGGAAAACCCCGTCGTTATCAACAAACAGATCGACCGCATAGAGTCCATTCGCGCTGACGAAGCGCTGAACCGCGCCGACGTCGCCGATGTTCTTGGCGTATGTTCCATTCGCTTCCTCTTTCGAGATCGGCGTGTCTGGAGTGGCGGGAACTACGGTCGTCGGACCGATCGCACGCGGTTTTATGGTGACCGTCTGCTGGTAAATCGTGGTCTTGTTGCCGCCTTTGTCCTGCTTGATTTCCAGTGTGCTGGTAATGCTGGAACTTGCTCCGAGCGCGGACTGCAACAGCCCAGTGGCCAGTGAGAAATCGGCGTAAAAGAATTTGTTGTCAGCATCCTTCGACCAGGCAGCTTGCACGCAATACGGCGTCGTCGGGTCATTGGATTGCACCGGCCCGAGCGCCATCTGTAACGCTAGGTCCGAGATGTTGACTACGTCCCAAGGCGTTGGATGCTGGCCTGCCGTCGATTTGTTTGGGCTGAGCAGGTAGATGCGGAAGCTTGGAACGTCGCCGTAAAACAGATCGCCGATGCTGGCCTTGCGCAGCGACTTTTCGGACATGTAATTGCCATGTCCAAAAATATCAATGAAAAGGCTGATCGGTTCCGACATTCCGAGCGCTCCTTGAGAGCCTAAACGGGACTTGGCAAGGCTGAAATCAGAGCGGGATTATCTCGTTCAGTGCGGCCTGCCTGGCCTTGCAGGCGCCGCAGTTTTGGAGATTGGTTCCGGCAATAGAGTCGATGGCTTTGGCAATCGGCTGCGCCACGCCAGCCACCAAGTCGCCAAGCCCGCGTATCGGCCTGTATTCGTGAAACACTTCACCGTATAGATTGAGGTCAATTTCTACGGTGTCACCACTGAGCTGACCTTGCGCCGTAATCGCGTCAGCAAATCCAAACCGGACAAGCCCGGCTTCCTCATTTGCGTGCAGGTCGGAAAGTTTTAGGTGAACGGACATAGGCATCCTGTGTCGAGGTAGCGATTTCCCTCGCTGTAAGTTAGGAGCTGCTGCGGGATATCTGGTGGCAAGATGTCAATTTGGGTCCATGCTGATCCAGTGTCGAAGGACTGGCACGACCGAGCCACATCATCAGCAATGCAATATTGACCCTGAACGTTGATCCGCATTTTTTGCGCTGCGATGAATTCCTTGAATGGCCATATTCTTCGACCTGCCCACCAGCAATTACCGACACCGAGTGTAGATCCGCCGACGTTTTGCGCGTCAGGAATGCCGTTGCGGGTATACCCGCGCGCCGATCTTATCGGCACACCAGCCGAATTAAATTCAGACCAGATTCTAAACGTGACCGCTTTGGTGCGCCTGAAGTTGGACAATGGCGGAACGGTCGTCAGTGCTGTTCCATCCAGAAAAATCTTAGGGTGCTCTCCGGGGATTGGAAACGGAACAGCAAGCAGGGTTTCCAAATCTGCAAATATATCTGAAATAGAAATCTCGTTGGTTAGGTAAGCATCACGGTCGGTAGGTCTGGGTCCGCCCTGTTGGACATAAACATCGTATCCACCAACCGCAAGCATTCCCGTGAGTTCCTCAACATCACACAGGCCATAAGGCGCCGTGGTAGGCTGATCCAGCGTGATTGAATAGTCGTAGCGGTTGATTGTTCTGGTGATTGGAAATGTTGGCGGATTAGCTATGAATGGCCCACAAAAGGATCGGGAAGACAACCAAAAACGGATAGTCCCGTCTGGCTCAATGCTTCGGTAATAGTTGAATAAATCCCGCTCCGCATAGACCTGATACGCATCGAAGCACAATTGGGGCTGGCAGCAATCCAGCATCGGAATAACTGGGTCTGGAGTGCAGGACATTTTTAAAACGGTGCCGACCCGTAAACCACCATATTGAGTGTCGCGCCATTGACGCACACCTTCACGAACCGCTCGGGAAATAACCATTCCCGGGCATCGACGTTTAAATCCTCCAGCGTCACACGAACAAGATCTGGAGCGGTCCCGGTCGCAACGCTCGTGTCGCCATCGACGGCCCAGATCTCGTCGCCAACCACGTAAGGCGGGGTCAGTGACTTGTTGATGACCACATTTGCCACGCCCTGCAGCGTTGCGTAAGTCGTGCGTTTAGTGTTGGGGTCCGGAAAGCTAATGACCCCACCGCCGACGGTCGTGCCGTTCGTTGGCGACACGCGCAGATAATACGGTTTTGCAATTGTGTCGATGGTGGTCGAAAGCACTTTGGCGCCGGTCGTTTCGTCGAAGGTGATTGCCCTGGCGGAAAGCGTGTCATTTCCAATGGCAACGATTTGGTAGAGTTCAACCGTGGAACCGCTGCTAGAAATGGCATCATCGGTGCGCGGCGTTGTTCTAAATCCCCCCTTTCCTGCTGACATCCTAGAATTAAAACTGCGCTGCGGCGTGCGGTCGGCCACGCAATCGCGCAACCAATTGAGCCAGGTCGCCATTACCCCTTGGTCGATCAGCTTTGGCGGAAGCGGCCTCATGATGTCACGCGGTTACGGTAGAATAGATCCTCTATTTCCTCTTCCCATTCCCAGGTTTGATGAATCTGGAACTTGCCTTGCGCGGTCTGCTGAACAAGCGGCGGCGTCTCAAGCCATTGGCCGACGTCCGGAATCGCGGCCTGAATCGTGGCCGGAATATCGAGGTGCGCCTTCAGGATGGTGGTAGACTCGTAAATCTTGGGGGATTCCTCTTTGTAAGTTTCATTGACGGTCTGGACAACGATGGTCCGCGAAAGAACTGGCTGATAAAACCGAAAATGATCCGTCCCGGCAATGATGGTGTCGAACAGTGCGTAAGCCTGAGCTTGAAAAGCTGGGTCAATGACTTTGTTTGAAATCGTGGTTGACCGATACGGAAGCGTGACCCCGTTTAAGTCAGACTTCTTCTTGAATTCGATGATCGCGAAGCGGATTGCTTGGATTGCGCCAGGGAATTCAAACTCAATCTCATTCGCTGAATCAGAAAACAGCGCGTCCAAATCGATAACGTTTTGGTGTAGCTCCCAAATTGGAACTACGTCCACGTCGGCGGTGCCTGGCTCGATGCCGGTCCATGTCGCCGTCAATTCCGAATACATCCCACTGTCAATTATGACGATCTCGTTAGCGTAAGCCGTCAGCGCGGACATCTGGCCCTTGAGCTGGTCAATGGTCCCGCGGTCGCGCTTGATGGATGTCCATCCCTTCCCGCGCGTGTAACGGTGCTCAACGGATTGCTGCGCGGATGCCGCGCCCTTATAACGCGGCGGTGCTCCGGTTGCATTTATTTCACCTGGCATTAGCTGAAAATCTCCTTCGGCTTCTGGTTTTTGATGTCGTCCAGCACGGCCTTTATCTCTCGGGAGACATTCAAATGCTGGGTATTAATATCAACCAATGGGTCACGGCGACCGCCAATGAACAGACCAACGCGCGCGCCAGCATCTACGTCAGGCTTCTCGTATGTTTGGCGGTGTTTCTCAGACTCCTGTTGGATCTCCTGATTCGTCTCGGCCAGTTCTTTTCTAACCCTGGCATCAGCCTCGGCAGTCTCAGGGTTTGCCTCTCGCTGATCATTGAACTTGTCAAAGTAGTCAAGGTGCTCTTTCAGCTTTACCCGCTTCGCGATAAGCTCATTCAATCGCTCTTCGTCGGTCAGCGCTTTCTTGCGGTTCTTCTCGTTGATGTCGTCCGTCGATTTATCCAGATGTTCTACACGCTCCATTGTGGCCGAGTTTGCCTTGCGCGCAGTCGCTTCATCTTCATCCTTTTTGCGCTGCTGTTCGGCTAGTTCTTCGGCCTTTTTCTTCAACTCGCGCTTTCGTTCCTCCTCTTCTTCGCGGTCTTTACGTTCCTGCCATTCGCCATCAGCATAAGCCATCGGGTTACCATGTAAAATGCCGCCAACCAAACCACCAAACTCCTGAATCTTTGTCATGACCTTCGCGCCAGCTACCATCAGATTGGTTTTCAGGTCGCCGTATTTATCATTGGCCTGCTTCAGCGTATCGATCTCGGCTTGCGAAAAGAGCAGATCGCCGTGGTGATGGCCAAAATCGATCGCGAACGGGATAAGCTTAGCGAAGCCTTTGCCGAGTGTTTCCGTCCCGGCCGTAAATTGTTCCAGCGTCATCTGTCCGCTGGCCATCTTATCAAGCATGGCGTCGAAAATCTGTTCCGGCTGCTTGCTCTTGATGTCGTCGAGACTAATCCCCAACTCCTCGAAGTGGTCTCGCATTTTCTCGGCTTCTTTACCTGTGCCGAGTGATGTGCCCAAATTCTTGCGCATCTTGTCGAATGATGCAGCAACGGTGTCGATGTCAGTGCCGGACCGCCGCGCGGAATTCGCATACCGCTGCGTTGCCTCTGCGCCCAGGTCAAGCCGTTCCTCGATGTCCTTCAGGTGCGCGCCGTATTCGGCCAACTGATGAAAGCCTTCGACCAGCTTCTCGGCTCCGAACGCTTCAAGACCCATCTTGATGCCTGCGCCGATGCTGTGCAGCTTGCCGGCCAGGCCTTCGACTGAATGCTGGCTATCCCGAACCTTCGATTTGAAGTCGGAATTGTCGCCTTGCAACCGGAAAATGAGCGAAAGAAAGCTCATGGTCGCGCAACCTTTCCGAGTCGCAATAGTTCCGCGAATTTCTCGTGCGCCTCATCCGCCTTTTTCCGCGCTTCAACCAATCCTTCCGGCGTCGATAACTGGACTGCACCAGCCATTTCAGACGCACTGCCATAAATCCAATGAGCCCGCGACCATGAGAAGTTTACCGATTCATTAAACGACATCGAAAACTTACTCACCAATTGCGTCAGTAATATCTGCTCTTGTGAGCTGCTCATATTGCAACCTTCCGCGTCGTGGTTCGGCAAGATGTATGGCCGGAACTTGTAAGACTTGTTGATGTGATCCGTGAGTAGGGTCAACGCGCGCGCCAGGTTGATCCGGCGCAGGCCGAACCACGAAATCCGCCAGTGCCAAAGCCGAACGATTAACGGCAGCCAGG